AAAGTGATTGTGGCAGTGGTAGGACCATAAGTTAGTATTTGATTGATAGTTCCAAACAGTGAGTTTACACTGGCTGTGAGCGATGAATTATTGATAGTGGGGTATAGATATTGACCCTGACTATTTTGCGCACCACTGATATTTGAACCTGCCTGATTGGCCAATGCTGTGATATTAAACAGTTGTACATAGTTGTAGGCGATACCGCTCTGTGGTGTGGTAGCAGTAACTAGCGAAAATGTTAGCAATGCTGATGCTTGGCTTGTGCTACTGACAATACCTTGAACAGTTGTAATATTTGCAATGATAGAATTGTATAAAGTATCGCCGTTTACTACTAGATTTAATGTTTGATTAACATACTGTGGCACACTTGTTTGATACAATACAGTGCCATTGGTGCCCATTAGAGAATTGGTAATCACATTTTGTACTAGAGTCTTTAGGTAAATTACAGCCGCTACAGTAGCATCTTTTTCTTGATCTTGGAATGTGTTAATATTATAACTAGCGGCCCAATATTGTAATCCAGCATAGACGCTTTGACTATTGCCACCGTACATTAAATCATAAACTAGTGACCAGACAATAAATTTAACATCTCGTTGGCAAGTGGTTTTGTTGTATACTAGAGAAGGATATTTACTAGTTAGGTAGGCTATAATCTCTGCCTGCATAAATGTAATGTTGTTCAACAGTAGGGTCTTAGCATGAGTTTGTTCAGCAGTGGTTGAACCGATACTGGGGAAAGTTGGTGTAGGGGCAATGCCACTTGAAATAATTGACTGTAGATTGGTTATGTAGGGACCTATCAAAGACGCCTGACCAGCACTAGTTCCTATAGTAGCCAGTATGCTGGCTTGCAATCGATCCAACTCATAGTTCATTTCAGCACTGGTTATACCAATACCATAATGGCTAAAGTTCAATCCAGCCAGTGTGGTCTGCAGTGTTGATCCCAACAAAAGATCGTATTCTAATGCAGTGACAATTTGACCAACATATTGAGTTAACAATGCAGTATTGTAAGAATAGCTGGCGATCTGAGTCTGTATTTGATTAATAGCATCTTTGACCTGGGCCAATTGATTGGTAACAATATTTAGATTGATTGCGCTGTTGGGATTAAACAGACTAGTAGCTGCCGTGATACTGTTGTAGTTTGACCCTAGAATAACGTCATATCCAATACCTTGAGTTAGATTAACAAGTATATTGTAAAACCCGGTATTGTTAAACTGTGAGATGTATTTTTGATTAATGTAAGCAACAGTTTCTGTTTGAATGAATGTTTTGTTAAGTTCCAATAGATTCTGAGCTTGATAATACACAGGATTATTATTGTTACCGCTGGTACCTAACCCAGCTGAATAGATAGTTGATTGGGTTTGTACAGCATTTTGCGTGTAGGCAATGGTTTGACGATATGGTCCTGGTTCTAGCTGGCTTAGAGATATAAGACTGTCGGCCTGTAGCGCGGCTGCCCCTACGGTTTTGTATGCATAATGCCATGCACGACCATTGCGTCCCGGAGGAGTAAGCGTCTGATTGTCGTCGCCAGTAGTTGACACATACAGATTTATACTGCTGTAAAATGTGTTGTTGTCAACATAGAATTTGCTAGCGGCTTGTAGATCTGTACTGGAATTTGGAGTGCCATATCCTGCAAGTGGGCTCGGATGATCACCTAATGTTAGCGAACCAGTCATAGTGTCGCCGCCGCGATAGACCACGTCTTTACGTTGCATGACCTCAGTGCTTAAATAATTTCCAGTTAACCCAGAATCATAATCAGAATCGATTGCAGTGCCAGTGCCTGACCCAACGCCAGTTGCAGTGAATTTTACTCCAACTGTATTACTAACAGCACCTATCAAAGTAAAATCGGTAGATCCTACAGTGACGATTGTATAAGAATACCCTACACTAAATAATCCTGCTGTTACAGCACTGGTAGCAACTACTGGTTGTGCTCGTGACTTGATAGCGGCAGAGACAGTATAGGTACCTGCGATCTTTGCAGTGGTGGTTTGTCCAACATTGGTAAAATTATTGCCATCGGCTGCGATGAAATTACTGACACCGTAGTTGACAGTAACAGGCAATCGTCCCAGAGTGGTTGGCGCTCCGGAATAAAAATTATTAAACGCAGTAACTAGTCCAACACTGGGATCTTGCAAGTTGCCAACGGTGTATAAAGACACAGCATTGACACTTTGATTTAGTGTAGGGCTAGGATCATTGATCAATCTCGATGCTGTGGTTTTGAGATCGATGCTGTTTGAAGTGTAGGTAATAGTGATGTTGCCATCGCTGTTGGTAAGCGTTCTCGCTGACAAACTGGTTCCAGTGGCATTGGCAGTGATAAGTTGATTAGCAGAATATGCAGTACCGTCACTGAGTCCCCCGAATCCCAATTTGCCGCCCAGTCCAAAAATAGCATAAAGTTCGCTAAAGTTTGCATTAACTTTGTTGAACGATTGGCGAATACTGTCGCCAGTACCGTCGTTGCCCTGTATACCTGTATTAATTACTTGTTGTGTCATTTATTAAACTCCAAAGCTAGAACCGCAACCGCATGTTGTTTGTGCGTTGGGATTCTTTATGCTGAATGAACTGCCCTGTAAATCTTCTTTATAATCTATCTCTGCACCTGTAAGATACTGCATACTCATTGCATCTACAAGTACTCGAAATTCGTCTAAGGGAATTGTAAAATCATCTTCATTTGCTATTTCATCGAATGTGAAGCCATAGCTGAATCCGCTACACCCGCCGCCCTGTACAAATGTACGCAGTGCTAGGTTAGGATTGCCCTCTTCGTAGATCAAATCTTTAATTTTAGTCTTGGCCGAAGCAGAAATAGTGATCATGTTGTCCCTTGTTGTAATATTTAGCATAGAATTTTATAACCTTAATGTAAATACATTAATGTATATCAGAACAGAACAGCGACAAAACCACTATGTAAGAACCAGTAATCGGGGATTTACTCACACCTATGTGCGAGAAAAGCAAGTACTTGTGTTCAGATGCGACTGTTGTCAGGAAGTGTTTACACGAGATAGGGGATCAATGGATCCCAAGCGACTAAGCAACAATGTATACCATGTGTGTGGTGATTGTGACGCTAAAAAGTTTGCCCAGCTCAAGGGCGTGGAAGCTAGAAAAGTATGGTCAATGCCGGCCAGCAGTCTTAAGACACTCGACCAACTCTAGAGCCAATCACATTCCAGTTGATTATTTTGTAGATGTTTCGCAAGTAGGCTTTTTTGTCAGCTTGATAATCCAAAGCCCAAGCATGTTCCCACCAGTCAATCAGCAGTATGATATCCATTCGAATCTCATGATTCTTGATAGTTTTGATTGACCCATCACGAGCCAGGTATACCCAACCAGACCCCTGTATACCCATAGCTGACTTTTGCACTTTGTCTCGGAAATTTTCAAAAGTCTTAAAGTGTTTGTTGATAAAATTCAAAGCTATGTGATCGGGATGATTGTTACCTGTGGGTTTATGAAACTGTTTGAAATAAATGTCATGTAAAAAAGCACCTGCTTCGTTGAAGTCGGGATCTCCTTCACCTTTGTTGTAGCGATCTACATATCCTTTGTACAGTGTTCCATAATGATAGTTTATAGTATCTTCACTTTTGACTGGCTCTAAATCATCCTTGGCGTATGGCAAGGGAGATTGCTCCAATGTTTTGGGAGAGTAGCCCTCATTTAAACTAACGTACCTAATAAAGTTATACATAATGATATTTATTATAAATATTGGACTAGGAGATTTAACTATGTTACATCACATTAAAAAACTATTTGGTATTAAGCCTAAAGCAGTAGAAGCAGAAGTTCCTTATAAAGTGGAAACTCCTGCACCTACAGCAGTTGCTGAACAAGCTACACAAGCAGTTGTAGAATCTATGGCACCAGCTAAGAAAAAGCCAGCGGCTAAGAAAGCACCAGCTGTTAAAAAGCCACGTGCTCCACGTAAGCCTAAAGCAGTTTAAGTAGTTTAGCTTGCTCGTATAGAGCAAAGCTAGCCAAGTTCTTACCCTTAGATTCGCACATAATATCGTGTGTTTCTAAAAAGCTCAAGGCCCATTCACTAACTTTTGTATTCCAATAAAAGTCAGAGTGGGCTCTGAGCTTTTGCTTTTTGTAACCGTCTAAAAGAAGCTGTTTATGGTCTGGTGGAACCATTGGATCGTGTCCAACAAGATAGTCTTCTCTTGATATGGAGTAATGCATAGTAGGACGAAGGCCGCGCCAGCTGTCAACAACCCGTGTAACTCGGATATCGCTAGGATCTAAGTAACTTCCTTCTCGAATCCAAAAATGATGAACGTCAAGAACAATAGGTATAATATCGCTAATAGTGAGACAATCATCTAGCCCCCATGAGTTTTCTTCGTTTTCGATTGTAATACAGTTTCGAGCTTCGGGTGTTAGTTTTCCGTAGGCTCGTCTGATACCTTCGGGACCTTGTTTACCTGATATGTGTACATTGATTTTAAAGTCTTGAAACGACTTTCCATAGCCCATCCAGCGGGCCATGTCTGTGTGATATTCGAACTCTGCGATTGAGCGTTCGACAATGCCTGGGTTATCGCTTGCCAGGACAGTAAACTGCCCAGGATGCATAGACAACCGAACATTGCTATTGCGAGCAAGATCGCCCACTCTTTTAAACGCGGTTTCGGCGTATGAAACCACGTCAGGTTTACGCCAATAATCAGCAAAGTCAGCGTGAGTATAAACAGGGAGAATGTCACTGCTAATCCTAACCATCCTAAGATGAGGGTCAAGTGTGCTGACACGTTCTACCAACTTTCGAGTTGCCTCGATATTGCCTACCATTAGGTCCCATAACTTTTGTTCCGCTTGATCTCTCGATTGTCTATTTAACCAAGAAACTGTAGTCGAACCAGTGTTGTATTTTTTTGCATCGTCTTTTGGACTGATACCGTCCACTTGATCTGGACGATCGATCCACTTGCAGGCAAAGCCGAGACGTTTCATTAGTGTAGCCAGTAGTTTATAATACCTATAGTATACATGAAACAGACGACAAATTCAACTGTTATGAGCGACCATTTGCGCCAGATAATACCTACTATTAACCAAAGTACATTGGTTAATAGACTGATATATAGATAAGTTGGATAGTAGTTAAGAGAGGTCAACGCCACTGAACATAAAAATGATACAGTAGCGAGCCACTCAATATAAAAATCAACCTTCGTAGGTAGCCGAATTTGCGCCATGTTCGAACACCTCGACCGATTTGATTCTTACTGTTGGATTAATTGGATAACGCATATCACCACTTGCCAAAAGTTCAGCCATTTTATCGTAGGCTATTTTAGCAAACATTTCACAGCCTACTCCGGGCACAATGCGTAGATCACATATTCCGCTGTCTTCAAAACCGCCCTTAATTGCATTTAGTTTTTGGAATGTTTCTAAGTGAGGATCATCTTCTGCGATTACTAACGTGTGATCAAACATATAGTCTGCCCACGCTTTAAATTCTTTAAGCCCACCAAAGTCCATACACCAGTTTTTGTCATCTAGTGTATCGCATTCAAAGATTAGCTTGATGCCGATTGAGTAACCAAGTAGTGTCGAGCAGTGGCTGTGTGTGGCACGCCATTGTCTAAAACAGCATGATAAGCCGCGGTCGTTTCCGTAAGTTCTTGTTGAGTATAATTTTGCCATTGTAATCTCCTTGATTAAGCAATGGCATGCAGAGTTTATATTGCGGGATGAA